GCTGCACGAAGATTTTCAAACTGGGAATTTAATTGCCGTTGGATTAACCATTTAAAGAACCAGAGAATGAGCATCAATATGCACATTCCAGCGCCCATTAAAATTCGATTATCAACTGAACTTAAAATATCCATATTCGGAATCATCCTTTTGTATTCATTTGCTGTTTACGCGCAGCGTTCAAGGCAGCATTCCGGCTCATCAAGTCACGTTTGCTGTGCTTTTTCGCGGGAGTATTCTTAAATCCACAAACCCTAATTAATGTTAAAAGGCGGTTCAAATGCCATTTCTGGCATTCAAATGGAATCTGATAAGAAATCATCCAATAATATATTAATTCCGAAGTAATCGTTTCTCTCGATTTCGGACCGCTAGTATTATCCGGAACTTTTGTTGCAGTCATTGGTGCTTCAATATAAGCATTTACCTGCTCAACATTTTCTCTTGATAAAAGACTATAAATTTTAGGATCAACATTTTGTGTTAGTGTCATACAACGAATATAATCGATTGTTTCTTCATAAGTCTTTTGATCTTTAGAAAGAAAGGGTTTGCACCATTTTGCTTCCCATTTTGAAATAGAGACAAGAGAATGTTCCAATTGCAATGTTTTACCGTCTGTGTAAACAAACTCCTGAGTTGTCTCATTCCATTCTTCACGAGGTTTAATTACTAATTGGAGCATAAATCAGGTTCTTTTATTTAAGCAGAAGGAAGTGACGCCTGCTCTGCAGCCTTCGCCATGTCAGCAGGGATGATGCCGTTAACAAATTTGGATGCAGCATCAGAATCTGTTGCAAGTTCCATAAACAATTCTGAATAAGCTTCTGTCTGAGCAAAAGCTTCAGAAAGTTCCTTGCTTTTAATCATTCGCTTGCCATCAGGGCTTTTTTCACCGTAAGCCTTCATAATAATTTCTTTGAAGACTTTAATAATCGACGGAGCATCCTGAGTTTCAATAATACGAGTAATCATATCTGTAAGCCCGCCGCTGGTGCTCATTTCCATTTCCATAATTTCAGCCTTGGAAAGATTAAAGTAAAAATCTTCTTCGCGCTTTGTACCGTTATAATCGGTATAAGTAATACGTTTTTTCAGCATAATGTTTTTTTGTTCCTTTCGTTAATAAAAAAGAGGAGCCTCTTTTTATAGAAGCTCCTCATAAAATATCAATTAATAATTAAGCAAAAATCATAGCAATTTCATCCGGAAGCGGCAAGCGCGGATCAACAGCATCAGCAGCTTCAACAGCCGGCGACTTCAGAGTATAATAAGTAGTACCATTAGCAAATTCAGTAAGACCAGTGGCCTTTGTGTAGGAATACGGAGATTCCGTAGTACCGGAACCAGTGCGAGTATAATAATCTGTAGTCTGGCTGAAAGTAGCATTGCCAGGAACCGCTTCATATACAGCATCAGCAGCAGTAACAGCATCCTTACCATACAGAATATCTTCCAGATTAGCCAGCTTAGTGGGGTTAGCTTTAGTAGAATCAATGGTGATACAGGATACCGGCTTATGATTAGTAACATTAACCGGAATAGTGGTAATTTCCCAAGAGAAAGTAATAGCTTCCGGGCTATCATTAATCGTCTGATACTGACGTTCGGACGGAGAAGCCTTACAGCCATAAAGCAAATGCAGCTTATACCCATAAGTATCACCTTCAACATCATTACCAATAACAGTACGATAACACATACCAAAGGTCTTACGATACTGCTGACCAAGAATAACTCCAGTAGCAAGTTCTGCAGAACCATCGCATTCCGCAAATTCATCCGGATAAGTATAAGCTTCAACCGTAGCACCAAATTCTTCAGCAGAATACAGGTTCAGGTATTTAATATCATCCGCGTAAATAGCATTCGCTTCAGCGCCAGAAGGAGTTTCAGAAACGGAGGAAAGACCGTTCCAAGCAACACCAGGCTTATATTCGCCATCATCATTAACCGGGTACAGAACCCCATTCTTCAAACCAGTTTCATAAATATGTTCACCAGAAGCATCCCAAACAATTCGTGACATAGTAAATCTCCTTAAATATAAAACCCGTTTTCTACCGGGATTAATTAATAATAAATTCGAAAAGCATCGTGATTTAAATTATCTTCAACAAAATGACTTGTATGACGACATTTCGGAAGTCTTGAAATATCATACACGATCCGACTGTCCGGATCATAATCGATCACGACAACTTCATAACAGGTAT